CTAGTAAAACACTGTTTCCGTAATACTTCTTTTCGGTAACTTTATTGTTTTTCCATTTGATACGATTGTGAGTATAAAGTTGCATTTGTGTGCAATATTTTGCTCGTCATAATCACATTTAGAATCAACAACTAAGATTGGCAAACCAAGTGCCTTAATTTCCATTTGAAGATCAAATGGCTTAGTTATGTCTTTGCCGTAACTAATGATACTTTCAGAGAAAACAACATTATCTTTATAATATTTTATCGTCTCAGGAAGGTTATTCTCGTTATATGTGTTTTCACTGTATTGAACTTTAGGTTCTGCACTCATTGAGCCGATAATTATTCCATCATTATTGTACTGATATATTAACTTTCCATTGCTATCAGTTCTTGAAATAATCAAACAATTCTCTGCCACTTCCATTTCAACAGGTCCATTTGCATCTGAACCCACTAATTTATTTTTTTCTCGCTTGACTGAAAGCCAGTTAGCAATGCTATTTAAATACTCATCTTTTTTTTGTTTCATCGTGAAACTATCAACACAACCATCACGACCAACCTTTAATGCAGACTGATAATTAATGGTTTCATCCTCATTATAAACAAAGGTATTCAGTTCTTTGATATTGCCTTTAACTGGATTAAAATCATAGAGTTGAGCAAAATTAAAAACGATCGGGTTATACTCATTTTTTTGAAATGCAGCAGATTGAAAAGAGACAGTAAATAATGCCAATTGAACAATTGAAGCTAAGTATTTGTTATTCATATAATTCCATACCTCAGAATTGCTAATTTGCTGTGTTCTAAACTTTATAACGATTCTTTTCTAATTTTTATTTACATCATTAATTTCACTACAAATAATTCTTATCATATTAACATTTATCAAACTAACTTCCAGCGCCATTTCTTTATGCAAAAGTAAGTACAAACACTTATTCATTAAATGTCTTCACATTGCATTAAGATAATCTTTAGATAATAGGATTCATACCTATTTGATTGTTTAGAATTAATAAAAGACTGCACTAGGCAGCTGTAAATACAAAGCTAAATACTATTAATTAATATATATTTTAACCCTTTTAAGTTTTCCAAATTTTTTTATGCGACCTATAGTCTAATGTAATTAATTTATGCATTTTTGAGAGAAAAACCCGACGAAAAAAACGGGAGTTTTTAGGCTCCCGTTATTATTCACACTACGTAATAAATTACATGTGTTTAATGATTGCGTCGCCGAACTCGCTACATTTCAGTAATTTAGCGCCTTCTAATTGACGTTCGAAATCGTAAGTTACAGTCTTAGCCGCGATTGCGCCTTCCATACCTTTAACGATTAAGTCTGCCGCTTCAACCCAACCCATGTGGCGCAGCAGTATATCCCCAATTAAACTCTATCGCATTGATTTTACATAAATTTAAACTTTATTTTTTATGGTTTTAAACGATTCAATTATACATATAACCTGTTGATTTATATCGTAATGATAAATAGTTTTGGGGAATGGTTTTTGGTTCAACTAAGATTTGCAATTTTATAATTTACTGCATATAAACACACTGTATATATTAACAGTTAAATGAGAGGTTACATTATGCCACGCATTGAAATTCTCTTTGATAAAGAGTCAAAACAAAACCTTCTGACAAAACTCGTAACGCACTGCAGGAGCAAATCATAAAAAGAATTGGTGACAGGTTCGGCCCATTGAGTTTGCGTATCGCTATGAGTTCATCACAATCACTAACTATTAGCGGCACTAAAACAGATGATGAGAACGAAGAGATAGGTCAAATATTAGAAGAGATCTCGTAAGATGATTATTGGTTACCCAATTAAAATCATTGTACGCCCATGTATCTTATCTGTGTTATCTAACAATTTTACCTAATACAGCTATGATACGAAGCAAAATCTAATTTGATAGCTCAACCGGCTAAAAAATCTGGTATTCTATTTACTGCTATCAATCGATTTTAACTGATGTATTTATATTCAGCGTGCTAATAAAAACTAACAACATTTTCTTGGGCGAGTTACTCTGTATTTAAGTCAGATTGACTCATCGAATAAGCTAATATATTAAGAAAAGGATAGAAATATGGTAGGATTAAATGAAGTGTTTGGGGTTAGCTCAAACCAAATCCGCTCGTATGTTGAACGAGATAATATTGACATCAAATTTAGTAATGCTCTAACCTCCGGAAATCACATTGTAGTATATGGAGCATCTAAACAAGGGAAGACAGCTCTAGTTTCAAGACATTTACCTTATGAAAATAATATTGTTGTTAGACTTACGCCTAATACAAATATATCTGATATTTATTCAAGTATATTGAGGCAGCTAGGGGTGGAAATTGAAACGATAACCCAAGATGAAGAGTCCACCAAAGCCTCAGCAAATATTGGTATAAAAGCCAAAGCAAAAGTACTTCTGTTTGGAGAAGCGGAAGTAAATACATCTAGTACAATAAGTGCTGGAGATAAAAAATCAAAAACGTACGAAACTATCCCGTTTAATTTATCAGTAGCTCAGGATATTTCCGAGCTTCTCCACAAAATTAACTTCAACAAGAAAATTATTTTAGAGAACTTTCATTATCTCGATGAAGAAAAGCAAAGAGAATTATCATTTGATCTAAGAACTTTCCAGGAAACAAATATAATTTTTGTGATCCTTGGCGTTTGGCGAAAAAAAGATAGGCTTAGGTCTTTTTGCTCTGATTTAACAGATAGAGTCGATGATATACCTGTAGAACCGTGGACTGACAGCGACTTTAGAAAAGTAATAGAAAAAGGATGTCAGGAGCTTAATATCACAATTAGTGAAAGTATTATTTTGAAGTTTATCGCCAATTCATTTGGTAGTGTTGGTGTACTTCAGGAGCTTTTAAAAGTCTGTTGTAGAGTTGCTGGCGTTAACCGAAAACATGAGGGGCAGACTCTTCATATAGCATGCGATTCTCTCGCTGAAGAGGCGTTAGAAGAGAAATGCAATGAATACCGAGAAACTCACCAGCAATCTTTAGAACTACTGGCTTCTGGTAATATTACTCACTCAAAAGGTAAGGAGAAAGCACCTCTCCACCTGCCATACTATTTGGTAAGAGTCATAGCACAGAAAGGATATAATGGTATTGTTGGAGGACTATCCAGAGCCGATATTACTGATGGAATTAAATCAGTACATCATAGAGCCGGGGATGTTAGACCTAGTGACATAAGTAACCTTCTTCACAATATATCACATCTACAATTTAAGAAAAAACTAACCCCCCCTTTACTCGACTATGATCAAGGAAAAAAGCTTCTTTTTGCCATTGATTCGACATTCTTCTTTTTTCTCAAGAATAGCAATCTTGTAGAGTTTGAAGAGGAGTTGCCATCACCATTAGAATAGTCATGCATTGAAGAGTGCACTATTTGTTACTCTAGTATTTGAGCTGCTAACTCTCGTTCCTTGCTCAGAGCAGGCTGGTAGGCTTTGTGATATCCTACCTAGGAAATTTATGTGCAAGTCTGGACTAATATATCTAATTTGATGAGAAGCCGCTTTTTACAGCGGCTTATATTTGAATCTTAAAATTCCAAATTATGCTATTCTATACCACCCCATCAACATAATATAAGCATTCGTTATATTGATGGATGTACCACCACCTTTATTTCCTGTGGTTCCCGACACTGTGTGAGTGTGAGCGCCATTATTAGACGTTTCACCAGTCCAACCTTTTGATGCCTGAAAAGTCCATAATCCACCAGCATCATCTCCACCACCATAACTGGTCCCAGCATTCCAATTCGTTCGGGTAGTAAATGCACCATTTAATGTGTTGTTTTGATTACCACCTCGCCTTACCGCAGCAAACTGCCCATTAATCTCCATGGTTCCTCTGTTATGAGTATGGCCACCAGTATTATTCGTGGTAGCAGAGAAACTATGGTTATGAGCTGGAATTTGTGCTTCTGTCAATGTGACTGAGTCAGAACCACCTGTAGATAAGACATTATTACCACTCGAACTAGCTAATCGAATGGTTTTATTTTCACCAATATATTGCCATTTTGTATTAGGGAATAAAGTATTGGGATTCTTGTTCTGCGCGAACCAAACAACAATTCCCACTGGATAAATAGTATTGAGGTTAACCGCGTTTTGTAAGGCATCAGTAACGGCTTTTTGGCTCATTACATTGACTGTTGAACTCCCTGTTCCCTGAGCTACATTACTTGTATTAAGTTTAGTATTTAATCCGTTGGTTAGTGCCGTATTCGTTGCATAGTCCCCAGCTGGCGCATAATTGCCTTTTGGCTGGTATCGACCATCGCCCTCTGCTTTCGTGTAACTATCACCTTTCATTGCGTAGTTAGCAGCAGGAGCATAGTTGCCTTTCGGTTGATATTTAGTATCAGATTCTGATTTTGAGTAGCTATATCCTGCAGCCTGATAATTCCCCAAAGGCTGGTATCGCTTATCCGACTCCGTCTTGTTATAAACGTTGATGTCGCCAGCGGTTAAGTCCGCTTTTAATTCAGCCCACTGAGCACCAGCAACAGGCTCTATTTCATTATTCTCAACTTTGGACTGCCACACTTTGTTTTTGTGATAAACAATAGCTCTAATAGGATAAGGCTTACCCTCTTCAGCCCATTTAGGAAAGCCGTAATTTTGAATTTCGCCTACAGCCTCTGTGATATCGTGAAATATCCCGTTCATTTTTTCACGTTCGATATCTTTAGCAGCAGGGTCTGATACTTGATCGCGCTCATAATCATATCCATAGCCTTGCGTGTAAGACACGGCGCCATCAGCTTGCACTTCATTAGGAATAGAAGTTCGATCCCCTTGTGTTGCAAAGGGGACTTTAAAAATTTTAGTCATTGTGTTTATGCTCCGAAATTACTGCTCAGGAAGTTTTTGCGGAATTTTCCGTGACCGAAGGATTTCTTCGTCACAATGCGATATTTGACGCCAACACCCGACGGGCGAGGCATAAGGTCGAAGTTTTCTAATAAGAGTCTCAAGCGTTCGTCAGGGTTGTAATTGAAGACGTAGTACATGTAAGTCATGTCTAACGGATCTAAGACAAAGACCTTGCTGTCCTCTTGCCAAAAGAAACGCATCAAGAACTCATTGATATTGGTGACTGTGGGGCTTTGAGTCAGATTGAAGTAACGCATACGAATAATTAGCCGCTTTTGCTCAACCGTCAGTGCGAGTGTGTAATCTGAATTACGCCGGAAGTTAGCTTTGAAATTGGCTTTCTTTTTGCCAAAACCAAACCCCACTTTCGTTTTGTCACTGGGGGGAACATCAATCCCTAGCGGTACATCAAGAATACGCGACCAGATATTGAGACCGAATTCATTCGCTGTATCGATATTAAAAACATCACGGTACCAGTTGCGCCAAAACTGCACTGTCGATTTATCAAAGTAAGCGGCTTTGTAGCCAGCCAACGCCTTTAAGCTATCCGCATCTTCATATTGCCAAAGAATGGCTTTCAATAAATCCGAATGAAAATCAAATGATTGTACTGATTTCATACGATCACCACTTGTACAGCACTACCTTTTATACGAGACACTTCATTCAGCTTTATCGTGAAGTTATTAGAAGACCACGCTTTACCATCTGTTGAAAGCTCTACACGCGTAATAAACAGTCTTGGCTCTACGGTGTTAATACCGGCTGAAATTTCAAAGGGAGAAACATCACGCCCAACCACTAAACCGCCGTCGCCTTCCACATCACCATTCGCCCAAGACTCGACCGCTTTGGGAATAATGGTTTGTGCATCTACCGTGGCTTTTTTTACGGTCACACGACAAAACAACACGATTTCTTTTGCTCTATCAAATTTCACGGGATACGTTTGACCGCTGATTTTCTCCAGCACCTCAACTTCTTCACTGCCGTTAAAGGCTGCGCCGAGTGTTTTAGTTCTCAGTAAAGATTGAGCAATTTGATTCTTATCACCGCCCTCAACACAAACGTAAACGCTATGAGGCACCAAGGTGATCCCGTCGATAATGACTGGCGTATCGCCATAGTTCTCTCTGAATGCCAAAGAACGCACGCCTTCCAACTCATAGAGTGCTGATGTAATCGCCTCTCCGACACTTACCGTATTTCTGGCCAGTGTTTGTTTACGTCTGCGTCTGGCATGCAAATCAGACTCTTCAGTTCGCCCTAGCGTCGCAGAGGTCGGGTTATTCACTGTTTCCCAACCAAGCACTGAACTGGCCACTTTATCAAGCTGTCCAACACCACATTCAATTGCACCAGTCTCAATGGAACGCATATCGCCTGTAGCGGTGCCGTCTTTACCTAAAATTAAGGTTTTGGTCGTTTCAAAAAGATCGCCACCTCGCGTCGTTGCCTGTGAACCTTTAGGGATAATGGTACCAGCGACACCACTAAACTTAACCTGAGTCAGAAATGAGTGTGTCGCATCAAAGCGTTGACCGCCCATCAGCGCCCAGATTGCATCGAGAAAAATGCCGCCGGCTAAATCGGGGTTAATCTGATTGGCTAATTCAGCATTGTTACGAGCGACTGCGTCCCTATTCTCGACTTCCATGGTGATCAGAGAGCCTTGTGGGGTTTCAGGATTAACATCTAAATCTTGACCAAACACGCTTCTATATTCGTTTTCGACATCATCACGTAATGTGCTGGTATCAGGAACAACAACCCCCTGTGAGGTAATAAATTGATAATCAGCCATTGAGTGTTATCTCCCCATAAATCGTTTGTATCACTGCAGTGTATTTCAGCGTGTTATTCACTAATGAAGCCGAAAAAGACAACACCGATATAACATCGTCCAACTCTCGCATACGATCACGAAACGCAGATTCAAACAGCGGAATATCGGCTTGCCGTCCAAACGTAGTTTTCCAATACGGAATACCTAAATCCAACTTATGCAACATCTCGCCGCGTAATGCTTTGGCATAATGTTCGCAGCGTTTTTCTGATGCCCGTTCACCACTCACAATCGACAAATTTCCGTCACTCCCAAGATGGATATCGTTATTACTGTTGACATTAAATGTCCTCATATGGGATCTCCTGAATTGCTATCACCACGCTGAATACCGCTGTGTTTGTGCGTGGAACCAATATCTTTACCGTTGTGTTTCATCGTTCCACCGTTTGAGTCACTGTTACCGTTAACCGCATGGTTGCCGTTGATGGTCACATTGCCGTTAAACGTGGTTTCAGGCACATTAGCTTCGAGAATGGGCGAATCCAGCACGGCTTTACCTTCGTGCAGCGACAAACACACCGATCCATCCATAGATTGGATCACCAACGCATCCGCGTTTTTTCCATCAATCAGCCAACCCTTGAGCGTGTCGGGGTAAAACATCGCATCGCTGAAAGTGTGCAAACGTGCTGTATTGGGTTCATCTTCTAAACCGCCCCGTTGAAATACTAAACTGACGTCTCGGTCATTGGCTTTGAGCCAACCGAAATCACCCGGTTTAATCGGCATGCGGATAAAAAAGCCTCCACCACCAAAACGAAAAACAGGGATATTCGGTACCGCAGCTCGCCCCATTTTTTGCCCTTCAGTGGACACCATCATCACTAAAGGTTTGATAACAGCGCGGTTGGTTTGGTCGTCATAACTCACCACCGTCGCCGGAAGCATGTCATCAATATTCATCAAGAAATTGCGAAATGCAGCCGAGAGCTGCCCTGCCAAGCTGCCTTCGCTAGCAATATCACTATTAGGTTGATTCATGATTTAGACTCGTTTGCAGGTCGCTTGGTAAAAGAAAGGGTCGTCGTGAGAAGCAATATCGAACTTGAGTTGTTCGATAATGTAATCGCCGTTAAGTGCAGGATTAAACTTACTTTCAAGGCGAAGCATCCCACCAAGTGACGACTCAGCATCAATGAGATACGTGACATCAACGCCTTTTTCAGTGACTTTTGGAATTCCCACCATGCCGGATTTTTGGTTTAAAATACGCAAACGACCACTTAGAGCCTTATCCTGGTCTTTGACATACAACACATCATCGTCAATAAACGCTTTGACTCTGCCGGCCTCTTGCAGCTTTTCGACCTGTTTAAGTGCAGAGCCGCAAAAATACCAGTTAGCAATATTCTTATCAGTGGCTTGAAAGTCGAGTTTTACATGACAATCTTGCGCAATGTTCTTTGCAATATCACTAAGCTTGTTTATTGCCGAACCGGACGTTGATACTATTTCTCGTGCGGTGGCATTATTGGTTTTGGCTTTTAATGTCAGCGTGACATCCGGTGGGGATGCTATTTCAGCACTGACAATATCGCCGACATAAATCCGAAACACTCCCGTACTGGCGCGACCGGCTTCAACAATTAACCGGTGCGGCATTTTACTTTTTGTATACGGACTGGTTTCCGTTAACAGCATATTGCGCGTATCCGCATTTAAACCGTCAATGTTGACCGTACACTCATTCTGCAATGGGTTGGCATACTTGGTGCCATTGGCTTTTATACGCAAGCCCTCATACCACTGCAGACGACCATTTACCTCAATGCCAACTCTAATGCGGCGTAAATCAATCATCAGCACCCCACCACACCAAATATTGAGATTTCCCAAACTGTTCCCACCACGGCAACTCGTCATTATCCGTGATAAACGCAAAATTGCCGGTACCGGATAAATAGCGATAGGGGATTAGAGGTTGATTGGGCATGACGCGAATACCTTGGATTAGAGTTACATCATTACGTTTAATGTCGCAGCACATCACATTACGCGCCACTTTTATCGTGAGTTCCCACTCATCATCGGCAAGGCTTACCCGCAATCGTTGGTTGGGGACTGCATTTAATGGAATCTCTTGCATTACCATTCCCCTAGTGTAAATTCGCCATCAGCAACCTTAGCGGCTGCCGATTTTTTCTTCTTCTCTGGTACTGTCGAAGTTTGAATCTTGCCTCGGTTCACAGTGCTTGATTGCTCTTTTTTGGCAACCTTGCGAGGCTGCAAGTCACCGTACTCTGGCTCGACCGTTCGCCACTCAGTGAAACGTAATGACAACTTAATCGCGTCTGCCATTTCAGGAATTTCATCATGATAGAAATTCACTAACAACATAGGTTGATAGGTTTTAACACGCGTTTGAATGCCGACTAATTGATGTTTGTCATACGCTTGCTGCATAAGCTCAAACGCATTTTTCATCTCGCCCGTAAGTATAAGATCCATGCCAATTTCAACCGGCTGAACAACGACATGATCGCTACGCGTCTCGCCGGATTCAACAGCAAACTGCGTCGCTTTATGTTCGTCACGGACATTAATTTGGATAGGGTTTGCACTCTCAAATAGTGTCGTAAAATTATCTACGTTGAATATTTTAACTTCGGTGATCATTTGCCCCACCCTGTGCTATTTTGATGCCCCAAATCTTGCAGCTGTGATTGAAGCGCATCTTTTGTGCCGTTAGCCATACCTTGCGCATCCGTCGCTTGTGTTTCAACCTTGATTTCACCAATTGAAAGATTGGTTTCGTTGGTCGTGCTGGATTGATTACTGATTGCTTGACTAGTGACGGGGTTCATTGGATTAGTCGACATACCTGTGATTTGCTGGTTTAACCCTTGCACCAGTAAGGCCGTATCTTCTTCCGACAGTTTTGGCGTTTCAGGGATCTTGTGTTCGATTGTTCCACCTGCAGAGACTTTACGCTCAACTGTCTGAGTCACTTCTGCATCTTCAAAACCAAACCAGCCTTTAACTGTACTCCAGCCATTTTTAATCGCGTCCAGCCCGTCATTGATCCAGCCGAGATATTGCTGTATTTGCGCCCACAACCATTTGAAAATATCCACAACAGTATTTGATACGGAGTCAAATACTCCCTCAAATTTCGCGCCCCACCCTTTCAAACCATCAATAAAGGCATTCAGCACAGCAACAAAATTCGAGACGCCATCCATCATCAAGTTGAATGCAGCGACAGCTGCATCGGCTACTACTTTCGCAACATCAATAATGAAGTTAAAGAAAATCTTAAATGATTCCCACAACTGTAAAATGACAGCTTTCAGCCCCGGATATTCATCAAGAATACGGCCGATCATCGAGTCGTTTCCGTCGATAAAATTCATGATGTCGTCATAGACAAAAGCGAACGCAGCCGCTAACAATGCGATGACGGCAATAATTGCCAGAATGGGCCATGTTGCGGCTAGCGTAACTGCGGCTGCAGATAACATTGGAGGGATGTAATAAAGGGCGATGGCCGAACCGATGGCAATAAAGAATCCCGTTATCAATCCTTTGTTATCACTGCAAAACTTAACAAAAGATTGCACCCACGATAGAACCGCCGTTAATGCTGGCAGCGCCGCATTCATAACGCTCATCATGACACTACTGAATACGGTTTTTAGACCACCTGTAACCTCTTTATACTTTTGAGATTGTAGGGCCAGCTCTTTGGTGACAACGCCATTTTCTTTTTGTTTTTTCGTTAAAGTCTCGAGTTCTTGCCGACCCTTTAATATTGATTCAACAATTTTGTTATCGGTAATCCCGACTTCTTTAATCCTAAATATTGCTTCTTCTTTGCTCATCCCTTGAACCGCATCGGATAAGCGGTATAAGCCTTCCATCGCATTAATGGAGTCGCCTTTTACGTCTTTTAAGCTGATTTTTAAGCTTTTAAATACATCAGCTTTACCAGATGATGCATCTTGTAACGCTTCACCAATGCTTTCAGACATATCCATAAGTGAGTCACGCGCGCCTTGTGCATCCCCACCCATGGCTGTAATTACTTTTCCGAACGCATCTACGTCTTCAACGGGCAAATTCATCGCATCTGCAGACTGCGATAAGATATTCACTTCTTCAGCGGTAGATTGGATAAAAGAGGCCACACCGCCAATTGTTAAACCCAAACCCACCATGCCAGCCATTTTGACTAAAAAGCCCGACAGTGAGTGTGTGGCCTTGCCGTATTGCGTGGCGACGTTATCCACAGATTTTGAGAGCTGATAGTTTTTATTGGCTAACTTTTCGGCTTCATTCACGGCTTTTCCAGTAACCGTGGTGTGGTCTGATAAAGTGCCTTCTGCACGCTGAATATTTGACTCAAGAACTTGAATACCATTAGCCAGCTTTTTATTACTTTCGGCAGATAACACATTTGATTGCTGCAGTGATTTTGCATAATCAAGATAGTGTTTCATCTCATCGAGATACGCGGACATTTCCTCCCTAGGCGCATCGAGATTAATATCAACTTTTGCACTATCCGCACCGGCTTGAAGCGAGGATGCAACTTGAGAAAGAAATCCAGTGAGTGAAGTGATCCCCCCTTTGGCATTCTCGCTTACCAGTTTCATGTCCGCGATAATGTCATCAGTAGAGCGTTGGACTTTCTCAAACGCACTGTCTGCTTGCTTTGTGTCAAACTCAAAAACCTGAACAAAGGTATCCATTAATGACATTATCTATCCTTTGAAGCCGCTAGGGCTTCGTTATAGCGATTGGTAATAGCGATTTCCCACAGGTCCATCGCCTCTTCTAAATCTATTGAGGTTTTGAGTTCTGTGAAGGTGGCGAGGCGTTCGCTGATGATGACGGCAAAGAAGCTATCAGCGTTTTTATAATCGACGGGAGTGAAGCGCTTACCTTGCTGAGCAGGAATTGGAGGAAACCTTGGCTCCCGTCTTTGCCGAAAAAACTGGTGTTATATTTCAACATCTCCAACTCTAAGCGGATCAACGATTCACCATCCGGCACGTGGTTATCAATCAATGTTTGCGTTTTAAGTGGAATTTCATCCCCCTCAACCACAACGCAGACATACGCCATCATTTTCAGCATGGCTTCTTTACTGACATCATAATCACCAATTTTCGGTGCGTTAGACAGTGGGTATTTAGCCAAAATTTCACGCCCGACAGTTGCCGGTAGTCGGCTGATCACAAATAGCTTTTCGTCACCATCAACGTCTTTGATAGCGACTTCTTTGGGTTTAATTAACATGATGTGAACCTATAAAAAAGCGGGGAACCCCGCCATAGTTGGAAGTGAATTAACGGACTCGCGTGCTGTCGAAGTCTTGGAAAACAAAGGTATATTGCTTTGCTTTTAACTTACCCGATGACCCTGCTGAATTACCTCGAGGACCATTGGTGATTTTACCGTTACGTGCCGTCGTAGTTGAACCATCCCCATACGATGCCACCATCGTGATCATATCGCCGGCATGACGACGCCCTTTTTTCGCTGTATTTGCCTCGAGCAAAATCGACAGGTTTTGGTCTTCTTCGCTACCGGCTAAAACGTTAATTGTCACCGTCTGCGGCGTCGGTATTGACCAGCTCACCAAATTACCGTTAATGTCCATGCCAGTCTGCGCGATATCGACGGCAGGTAAATCCAGCGGGTCGGCATCATCCGCAAAGGTGGTGATTAAGATACCGGCAGGAAAAGTTTTAGAGGCTTGAATCGTTAAACTCAAGCCTGTTGCTGAAATGTCGCTCATTATCTGTTCCTTACACTAAATTATGTGAGCCTTCGACTTTGCGTACCCAGTCGCCTTTTCCGTAAATTAATACGTACTTCATGACATACTCGGGCAATCCACTCTCGCCAGTGCTTTCAACGATTTGGGCGTTGTACCAATAGCCCTTGTCCTGCACGTCATGCCAAGCGAGGTCATCACCGGAAGCATCGGCAATCGCCAGTTTTTGAACTTCGGTGATTGTCTTGCCGGCTAAAATCGTGCCGTTATCCAATGCCTTAGTAACCGCCCCAGCTATCACCATAAGCGCACGGGCTTCCCCATCTTTATTCGCCGGAACACCACGCGTGGAAAGCAATACACTGAACCACTGTTGCGCGATATAGGCTTTTAACCACTGCTCGTTAGCGTGGACACTCATGTCCAATGGATTCGATGGTCCCCCACACAAGAACCCGCGCTGATAAAAGCGAATCTGCGAACCGGCAACCGCCGTTTCACCGTAGTAGTTCACACGCGATTTGTCGTAAAGGTTGGCATCCTGGTCAGTAGTAACCTGCGCTGGGAACGTCACGCTAAATTGACGGAACATGTAGTTCGTTGTTGCATTAGTACGGTCATAATCAGTTGCGGCCATGATCGCCATTGGCAGCGCTTGGACGTGGTAACCATTTTCAGTTTTAAGATTAAGCCCTACAGATGCAGTACTGATTAATGCTGCGCTAAAATCTTCAACCTTACCTTTACTCACGCTCAGGTGAAGTTGGTACTTCACGTTTTCACCTGCTACATACTGCGCCAGTGGAACCGCTTGTTCTAACGACATTTCATCTAAGAATGTTGCACTGCCAAAAGAATCGGAAACTTGCTCAGCAATAATAAAGGCTTCAAGTGGTGTTTGTGCTGGATTACCTTCGGATGTGGTGCCGGATGATAACCCCATCGCATTCGACAGCACGGAGTAAGCCACACTGATAGAGGCGCGTTCCTGAACGCCACCGCTTAATTCAAAGGCACTATTCAATGAGTTAAACGTCAAATAGCTGCTTGAGAATTGAGGTTCAGTCTCGGCATTCAGTTTCGCTTGGATCAGAGAGGCAATATCGGCATACGATTTCACCTCGGATAAATCCAAGTCTTTGTAATCTTTGGTGATGGAACCGATAGTGACAGACAAAGTACCATCCGCAATCATTTTTAAATCTGCTAACGCCGCTGCCTTGGTACCAAACAACGTAGGTGCTCGTCCTACTGGCTCATAAGACGCGATTTGCAGCGCTTTAGGCTTGCTAACCGGTGCTGGACTGACATAGCTGAAATACTGACGCGCAAAGTGCGCTTCGGGTGAATCCGCGCCTAACAGTTCATCAACTTGACCACTGGCAAACTCTAAAACTTTGCCTGCGGGAATTTTGGGGTTTGTTGAAAATAAGCGACCGATTAATTTACGCATCGGAACAGCAGACGCGCCAATGACCGCCGATGCGATATCAACGTATCGAGTTTGTTTAATTGGCATAGTAAAACCTTATATGCGGTGAATGTCAGGATAGAGCGCACTAACAGCCGCTGTATCGGGAAGTAATGTACGGATGAATGAAACTGTGAGGTCGAACGAGGGATTTTGTTCGTAGTTACCATGATCATTAAGAAAATAAGGTCTACGAATGGTGCTTGCGCGTTGAATACCCACACCTTGCTTTCTTAATGCTTCAACAAACGGCAAAGAGTTGGTAATCATTCTGACAATAGCGGTAATGTCTCCCGCCGTATAACGCCCTAAATCGGTGATTAAGGCTTGAAACTGGTATGTCTTTTCAGATAATTGGTTTTCTTGGTGATTCGCCTTTTCACCTTGAACGTTGTATTTTCGCCCCTGCCATCCGTGACCATGCTCATCAATAGGGAAAAACATCAGCATGTTTTCCTCACGACCTTGCTTTGTCGATTGAAAACCCGCTTTGACCGGGATCTCAATCCCTGCCGCTTTAAGTTGAAAAAGAAGCTGTTTACGAATGGCAATATCAACTTCGTTATCTGTCATAAGCACCTACCTCGATACAAATTACCGATTTCCAACCGTCCTGCTCATACCAATCCGCATCGCCCATCACATCGTATTTTTTGCCATTGAAAACAAGGAAATCGGGAGACGTTCCGCGCTGAATGCTTTTGATATCGTGAGAGGTATAGAAGCGACGATAAACCGAGCTTGAATCAAACCCCATACTTTGGGCGTCTTGTGTATCTACCGCTTGCCAACTCCCGCGAATTTCAACCGGTTCATGGTACTGATTTTGGTCATGCCCTAAATCATCTGGCTCACGACCTTTAAAGCGAAACCACAGGGCTTTTTGCTGAGGAATATAGCGAGAAGCTATGCGATGCAAATTACCAAACATTATTTGTCCTCCACGGCAAAAGTGACCGCATTTAACATCTGACCTGTATCGACCAATGGCTTATTCGTCGATTTGCCTTTGCTATGTCGCCGCGCACGAGCCTTTACTGTTGCATCATCTAATGCGGGTGTTGTTACTGCTTTGATAGCTAACTTCACATCACTAGCTGCTTTTGCACCCACTTGAGTTAGCCCATCGGTGACTGTGATATTTCCCTTTGCAGCTGCTTTAGCGGCACGAAAGATTAACGAACCATACTCTGATTTTTTATCACTCATCGTAGGGCGAAAAAACGAGCGAGGAGGAATACCACCTTCGGGATAACCTAATTCCTGAATAGCGGCAACATACGCAATTGGCGTCCCATCGGGATATTTTGAATGATCAAAAAAACCGACTTTCAGCTGTTTATTACCCAATTCGTCATAGACTTTTTTCAACTGAGCCAATTTTGTCATTAACGCAACCGCCCTCCTCGCGTGAATCGACCACCAACGCCACGAAATGCCGAGCGCTCACCCACACCACCAAAGTATTGAGGTACGCTACAGCGTTTAATTAGCGCTAAGAACTGCTGCCCGTAGGTCGTCATTTTGAACCAGTGCGACCAATCAGAACCGGCAGGGGGCGCGGAATATGACACGCTGATTTTGTCCATGGTAACACTGGTGATAACCCCTGTTGGCGCAGCACCCTCGGCGATTTGTTGGTTTAAATCCAACATATGAGCAACAACCAACATCCACAATTCATTGGTACAAACACCACGACAAGGCGAGAAGTAATTCAACGCAGATTGGGCGATAACATAAACATCATCATCAGGCACCCCGTTGAACTGAGGGCGGAGCACACGAAATGATTGAAGAGGAAATGTGCTCGCATCCATCATTATTTACCCTTTTTGTTGGTTTTCGGAACTTCCTGTTTAGCCGCTTCCAGTGATTCAGGTGTTTCAGGTGCTGAGTTGTCACTGGCTTCCATATTTGTAGCCACCTTGTCTGGATCTTCTTTGCGATTTTCCACACTGATAAACCCGTTTTCTTTATGCAACTGAAATACATGGTTATCTTTAAGTTGGGCGTATTGTTCATCACTAATTTCCGTGACACGCCCACGCGGGGTATACATGTGCTTAGTCATGATGTTGGCTTGACCTGCAATAAACACCTTGCCGTCTTTAACGGAGTAATTTTGGTCGTTTGATAATGTGCAATAAACATAGAGAGACATGGCTTTCTCCAAGAAAAAAGCCCTCAAATGAGGGCGTAAAAAAGGAAGTAGTTAAGTTAGATGCCCGTTAGACGGGTGATCGCCCAAGGACGCGTGACAAAGACACCTGCTGTTGCGTTAGTCGCATCCTCTAAATACCCTTTAATCTGAGCTTGTGAACCCAGCAATTGGTACTTAACCGGTACAACTTGCAAGATTGTCGCGCTGGTTGCGGTTGAGCCATCATCCACAGTGTCAGCGAACATATACGCCACATCAGCCCCACCATTCGCCCCGACAAATTCAGGCGAGAACACAAAGCGCATGTTTGGATAGTTCTCTTTCACCCACTGATACACGGTCTCACCTCGCGCCACAGGGTTAGCAACGTTTAGTGCTGAACGGTAGCCCAACGGCAACGTCAACGTGATATTGATATCATCTTTGATAATACCGCCAGAGGTGATCTCAATGCGTGAGAACATGTCAGTGATATCTTTGGTGATATCCGCAAACGTACCGCCTTTCCACTTTTTCGATGCAGTTTCATAAGCCGGCAAATTAGGCTCATTTAACAGACCGAAAACACGGGTTTCAGGGGCATTAAAACCGTAATAACCAATGCGCTCACGACCTTGCTCTAATGACTCAACCACCGCATTACGTTTTTCTGCTGCTGATTCAAACCCTGCTGCAGACTGGCGCGCTTCTTCGAGCTTACCGACTTGGAAGCCTTGTTCGAAACGCACGATGCCGCGACGCTCTTGGTCTTGAATGTAAGATGATAACGGCACGTTGGTATGATCACCGTAGAGCTCAGCTTTACCGGTTGGTGTTGCCACGTTTAAGATGATTTCTTCATCGTGCCACTCACCCGCATTCAATACACCGGTGATTTCATCCAGTACGCGAACACGAGTTGCAGTACGAATCAGTCCAGGGAGAACATGTTGCAACATTTCACGCTGAATTAACCCACCCTGCATGGCGGTACCGCTAATTGCGGAGTCCATTGCAGCCAGTCCACCAAAGCCGATTTTGTCTAACTCTTCGTATGTCCACTTCTGAGCGGGATTGATATTAAGCTGTCCTTTTTCTTTAACTTTACGACCGGACATATAAAACTTTTGCTTGCTAACTGGCATTATTCACCTTCCTTTACTGCCACTGGGTATGGGATTTCAGTTAAGCGAATAACGCTCAAATGGGCTGATTCGCTGGATTCAACGTGACGACTAACAAAACCAATCACGCGGTCACCAGCTGCTGGAACAAGCTTGGAGGAAAGTGAGCCGTCCGTTTCATCAAAGACAACTGGCGCATTGATCTTACCTACCCCCTCTTCGAGTTCGACATAGACTTCGCCCATTGCCAAAAACTCACCTTGCGTACCGTTACGTGCATAACCCACTTCAACACGATACGCTTTCGGGTTAATCATGATCCCAGCAAATGCGCCATCACCGCCAACTTGAACAGACTCAACGGAATCATCTTTGTAAGTGAAAGCGCGACCGAAAATGTTTTCTTTCTCATCTTTTGAACTGAGAATTGCCGCTATTGCGCGAATCGGGCCTGCATGGCTGATTTCACCCACGACACCAGACGTTAAACCATGCGCCACTGATTTAGGAATTGCCATTATTTAGCTCCCCATTTATCCATAATTGATTGATTGCTAACCGCAGAGTCCATCGTTGCCGTAGCTTTCTGAGAATCCGGTACACGCCCTTGCATCCACGCATCGAGTGCAATGGATTCATTACCTTTGCCACATTGAATACCGAGCTTATCAACGCCATACTCCGCTACTTGCTGCTTAGTCATGGCAGCATGGTCAAACACGCCAATGAACGGGGTCAACTTATGCGCTAATGAATCACGCTCACCGATTTGCTTTAACAGCGTACCAGTGTCCATTGTTGGCTTTGACGCTTCCAAGCGCTTAATCTTGCGCTTTAAAGATGCAATCTCGTCCATCGTGCCGATGCCATTTTTCAAGCGCTTGATGCGACGATTTAAACTATCAGTGGTAGCTTGGTCGAGATGCTCTTTGGCTTCCTCGATAGCTTCAACAGCGGTTTCAATCGCAACTTCAGCAGCTTCTACGGCTTCAGATGTACCCGTTGAGGCTTCTCCCACTGCAACTTCGGCAGCTGCTACGGCTTCTTCAGCTTTTTGCTCTTCTTCGGGATTAGCATCCGTAGATTTTTTTTCTTCTTCCGGCTCTTCGTCGGTTGAAGGCTTAGTTTGTGCAATCACCTCTGCAATAATGCTTTTCAGCGCAGTGACTTGCTCCGCTGTAAACGCACCTTCATCAGCGGTTTGCTTCTCTTTGTTTTCTTCTTCGTTCATGCGAATAAGTTCCTTTGTGTCGATAGTAATAACGAGGTGATCTTGCACAGCAACATCAGGGCCGGTTCGCCCTTCATCTACTAATGCGAGGTGATTTCCACGTAGGTGACGCTGAATTACGTCATAGTGCTGCCCTTCATAAATACCGGAGGTGAATTCATACTTACTGCGGTAACCAGGTGAAAGGTCGATTTTGCCGCTGTCGATATTGCTAAGTGCTACATCAGAAAAGATTTTGATATTGGCTCTAAGATACGGAGGGTCAAAATACACGTTCTCACCAATAACACCCTGAATGCCTTTCTTCTCCGCTGGGGTGGCATATTTACCCAGCATTTCATGTTCAATAATGAACGGGGTTAACTTGAAAGAGTTGATCGTCTCTTCACTGGCTAATTCTTCGGGTGGGCGCAATACACGGTAAATTTTATCGGGTACCGGCGCACCAATTTCTGCCCCCAAATAATCAAAAACCCCAACTTTAGAGATGGGGTTGTCTTTTACTTCGAGCCAGCCGTTGTTGTCATAAGTTCGTTTTGTCATGTCTCCTCGCCAAAATCGATAACGGGTGACCAAAAGCACTTACAATTAGGTAATTGCCCCGGTAATCCACGCTCGCCCGTTTTTGGGTCAATCATGGGTGGGTTATCTAAATCAAAGACTTCACCGTCTAGCTGCAGGTGCCACTCTCTAGGCTCGGCACTTCCACCGGAGTGATGCCAAATAGCTTTACGAATTCCCGCTGATTTCATGCGCTCATAGTTCGCCGCAGTCGTGATTTTTCGCGTTTGGTCAACGGCGATAAAATTCGCTCGGCTTTCCGTGACGCTTCCGATATCCCGTATTTCATCTAGCAGCGTTTTAGCCCCCTCTCCGCTTTGTGAGATAGAGCGCAACGCCGCACTTTCAATACGTTGATGAAATTGAGTAGGAATGGATTTAATCAGAGAGATATTTTCAGCTGTTGCGGCAATCATTTTGTCTTTTAACGCGTCGGGCATTGCTGGGGTTTTGATGGCGATACCACCAGAAAGCTGCTTGAGAGAATCGTCTAAATTACGCTGCGCACCGATGTCGACTTGTGAAACAAACTTATCGGCCATGGCGCTCGATTGAGTATTAAAGATTTTATCCCATTTACGTTTTAACCGGTTGAGCCAAATTCGCGTTTGACTCGCAATGCTGGCGTCCATCGTGGCGCCGTCAAAATCATCACTCAGTTCACTAAACACTTTTTCATAGTCTTTAATCATTGAGTTGATTAACTGTGACATGTCACGCTGATAACGGCTAGGTGGCGCTGCTGAATACTGTAGGGGCTTGCCCTTCAATACCGCTTGGCGGGAGGTTGCCCACTTCGCCTTTTTCGTTCGGACTCGTATTCGTCTCGACATAGTCACTCTCGTTCACATCAATGCCGTAATAGCTCGACTCTTTATCGGCTGCGAGTTTTTTACGAATATCTAACCCATCAATGGCACCCGTAGCCGCTAGAGCCGCATCCGTCTGAGCAGACTTCAACTCAATATCTGCACTCTCTGCCGCTGTTGGGCTATCGAGTGGCGCCCACGTGACCGATATTTCAGTCAGAGGTAGATCTTCGCTGCGCATCAACATGTCGTAATGTCGCTGCAAGAGTTCATCTAAGTCATTTGATTGGACGCTTTCTAGCTCTTCACGGTAGTTCGATTCTTCATACTCACCCGTGGCATTAAAGCCCTTTGGTGTGGTACCCAGTAACTTAGTTGCGGGTACGTTTGCCGCCGCTGCGACTAGCTGGTATTGCGTCATAATGGTGGCGTCTAAATCGGCTAACGAGGTGTCGAACTGCTGTGCAACGTCCTCTTTCCCCATAACCTGCACGCCATAATTATCGCGCATCTCCATGAAATAAATCATGTTCTCCTGAATAGTACTTTTATCTGCTCCTTCAGGGTCAGCCATGCCAATAGTTAATAACCGTTTGGTCATTGCCAGTTGCGGTGCCTCATTGGCTGTACGTTCCGATGCATAGACACGCTCATAGATGCGCTCTGGTACCGACACACCAAAATAGTTATAAAGCGGCTTTAGCACGTTAGGTACGGGAAATGGCACAAATTTAATAAAGTGCGACTTATGGTATTTGCGACCACCAATCACATAATAGGTCGGGTCGTAAAAATCCATACTGGCAGGGTCTTGAATATTTGAGTCGGTTAAATCAGGCGTTACCCATTGCGGATCAATTTGTTTGACCCCCTTGTACATTCCTTTAGTCACACCATCGATATTAAAGGGATTTTCGTACCACTCATTTGGGTTTGAGGTTTCTACCACGAACAGTGCTAATCGACCACCATACTCACGCCCGAAGTGAATAAGCTCCTTCAAGTGGTGTTGTATGCGGTACTTTTTATCGCGACTACGCAGCTTTTTACTGATGGATCTGTCATCATCATTATCACAATCAATATCATACCCTTGGCGAATGGCATCACGGGCAGGCATGCTGCAAGCCTTATCGACTAACCAGTGCTTGGCGATAATCGCGCACATGTTGTAGCCAATAAACATTTGCGAGGCATACCAAGCCGCCTGTGACTCGGGTACACCGTAAACTTGCTCACCTTTAAATGACGGCACTGAAGTATCAATACTGTCCATCCCCACACCGTTAATCACCGGCTGAGGCAAATCTATCCCTTTAAATCCATTCTCTTTTGCTAGCGCAGGATACAAATCAGTTGTGAATGCTGACCGTTTAGCCGGCGCGATTTTCTCTTCTGTTTTACGCTTTTTAAACAGCCACATATTTACCTCTTTGTTGTAAAGAAACCGCCTTTTTTCTTTTGGTATAAATCACGTAGCGCCTGCGTCATTGCATCCACTGTGTCGTCATGGCCAGCGAATGGGAACGTGGTAATTTCCTCCACGGCTTCCACGATCCACGGCGCAATATCTTTGTGCGGTAGCCACACATTACCAGCCTCCCATTCAGCGGTACAGGCGTGGGCGCGTGCTATTTTGCTGCCGTCTGGCTCAACAGGAATTAAGCCTGACACGGTAGATTTCAACGAATCAATTACCGCTGGGCCATTGGCTTTATCTTCCACCAGCTTACGGCGCCCTTCAGGGAATTTTTCCGCGAGCAGCTTCACGGCATCCTTAGTTTGAGTAAAGCTCATGCGTTTTCGAATTTGATAGAGCAAATAGGCATTGGCATCTTTCTTACCCCAAACCTGCCCCACTACATAGTCGGTACCGTCGCTGTCTTTAAAGGTCATATCCCAACTATGAATAACCTTGTCGAATTTATCAGGTAGGTCTTTAGGTAAGTAATAGCGGACAAATTCTTCATGGAATATCTGGCCATCACCCGGTTTCGGTGACTGTTGATACATCGCAGACCAGAAGTACTCACCCAGTATTGCTTTGGTTTCCAACAGTTTATCGATGGGGTGAAGTTCAGGTACCAACGCTTCCCCTTGCTCATTAATGGCAGGGAATGCAAGCACTTTGGTTTCAGGGGCTTTTTCTTTTAGTTGGCCTGATAAATCATCGGTCGCCCACCGCGTGGCCATGATGATTTCGCCGCTATTTTTTGATAAGCGAGTCTTAAAGGTCGAAACGTACCAGTTCCAAATCGACTTTTTAACCGTCAGACTAAGTGCTTCTTTCGAGTTCTTTATCGGGTCATCAATAATACCAAGATCAACTTTCTTACCCGTTAATGGGCCACCGACCCCCGCACACACATAGCTGCCTTTGTGATTGGCAATGCCGAACTCGTCAGAATTACGTTTAACAGCAATGCCATTCTCAGGCTTATTGCCTAACCAGCTCTTAGGAAATAACGCACGATATTCAGCCGACATCATAATTCGCTGAACATCGGTGTTCATATCTCCGGCTAAATCAGACGAATACGACAATGCCCCAACACGCATGTTAGGGTATTTTCCAAAGAAATAAGCGGGAAGATAACGTGAAACAATATCAGACTTACCATGTTGCGGTGGTGCGCCTAATATTAACTTAGGGCGCTTGCCGTCCATCATGTCAATCAAGAATTGGTCGAGCGCATCACATACCGTTTGAGAGAAATGGCTTGTGATGTATTCAGGGTTTATATACTGAATGAATTCATGCAAACTACGGCGTGCTATCTCCCTTTCGATCTCTTCATCAAATAAACTGAAATCGATATCCATAGCCATACCTAAAATGTAAGAAATAGCCCTTTCGCTTCCAAATAACAGTGAAATGGGAAATGAGTTTTTGATAACAAATTAGCAACAAATAAAAAGTCCAAATTCAAAGAGAAGATTTAGGCTTTTATCGGTTTAGAGTGACATTTTAATTGAGTTGAAAAGTCGCAGGGCATGTAAGCACCATTATGTTAAATAAGTATAATTATGAAAAAAACATTATCAACATAGACATATATTAAAATTTCTTTATAATTTTATTTTATCTGATTTTTCACAAGGAAATAAAATGGTTCCCTCCTCTAAACAAACTAAGAAAAAAAACAATAACAATATGATTATCGTTCCATTCATTTTTCAATTCATCATGCTTATCATTGCCCTTTTCTTAATCTATCTTATGTATATAGGAAAAATAACTCTTGACACTCAAATTAACCCAACAATATCTTTCCTAGTTGATAAATATTACGGCCTTGAAATTTTCTACGTTGGGCTATTTTTATTATTCATAGCCATAATTTATTGTGTTCATCTTAGTTCTAAAAAATTAAAAGATCAGCATGTCGATAAGTTAATTAAATATTCCGGAATATTTTTTTCTGTTTTGATATCAGGGAAATTATGGGCATATTCTACACTATTGTTTTTCTTATCCTTAGCGCCTCATTATGTACCATCTTTCCCAAAATCTAAAACTCCCTGGATATTTATTATAATCTTCCCAGTATTAGCAGTTGCATTAACCCTTTCTTATCCTTATATCTGCAAAAAAATAATATATAAAAAAGATATACACAATAAGAAAAAACCATAAATAAGTCATATGCGAGTTGAACTATCTAAACATAGTCATAAGGAATAGATAATATCTTTCCTTATGACTTATAAGATCAACATTCGAATCTCTTTAGGTTGAAGTTTTACTGTTATATCTAGATCTCTATACTGAATCATTTTAATAATGATTCTCTATATATCATTATGTTAAGTAAGTAGCTTTAATTTTTTCTCAATTGTAGGAGCTGCTCAAAACTCAAATGACTAAGGTCAATCCCAGTTGATTGAATAGGCTTACCATCCGCACCGGTTACTTCAGTTCTATTTTTCACCATACCTAAATGCTGTGCAACCATCTTAAGAGCATCATCTTGATTACGAGTGATCACCTCGACACCAAACTTACCCTCTTTCACGCCGGCGAATAAACGACGAGCAGCACCGGCTAAATCGCGCGTATCATGAAAATGCGCACGACCAATACCCGCGCCATTACATCGAGGGCAATCAGGGTTAGGGTCTAACGTGTCATCGTAACCGTAGCCACCAACATCTTTTGGAGGTGGTTTATTTGCCACCGTGGCTTTTTTCACGGCATCTTCATATTCGACCGCATCACGCCACTGGTAATTGAAGCCAAAGCCCCAACAGTGACGACAGCATAAACGACGGTATTCAGTTAGCTCGTTTACATCTGCGTTCGCAATATCCCACCACATTTTTAATACGGCATCTTGAGTTATCTCAGTTCTGCGTTCTCGTTCAGCTAACGCGTCTCTAATTGCTCGATTGACCTCAATATTTCTATATATCTGACTTGCGCTAGCGTAGGCATTATGGCCATCACATTTACCACCTGCTCTCTTGTATGCAGCGGTGCGGTTTAAGTCGATAAGATACTCATTGACGAAACGAAATTGTAGGTCTGTAAGCTTGTAGTTGCGCAGGTTAAACGTGTTTTCATCATTGTGCGCATTATCTTGTTCACCGCTCTGCGCAATTGATATATCACTATCGTGTATTGGCTCTTTTGCGCATTCTTTTTCGTGCGCAGTGCGCAATTTCTTTTGCGCAGTTTTTTGCGCAGCTGGCTTTTTAATATATCGCCGTGCTGTCGCGTAATTAAGTCCCTGGTCTTCACACCACTTTTTAGGGGATATTCCTGATTTAGCATGGTCAGACAGGAACTGTTTTTGTAGCTCGCTCCAATCCGGCTTAGCCATAATATTTTCCTCATAACAAATTAAAAAACTCACCGTAGTGAGCTTTGTGATTTGCAATAAAACCCCGTACTAAGCGAGGTGTTATCTAAACAAAAAATATAGAACCGGTATCAATAGTACAACAGAGCATACCCTGTACCAGATTATCTTTGTTGCTATTTCTTTCTTTATCTTCCTTGCCTGCACATCATCGCTAGACTCTTTAATTTCGTTTTTGTGAGATTCTAATACTTCCCCTTTTACTTGCTCACTTTTTTCTAGCATCTTATGACTTCCTATTGCCATCTTTATAACTACAAACAATATAATTATTGGTATCGCAAGAAGAGCCATAACATCGAACCATGAAATCATTAGTTACCTCCCTTTTTGAGAGATACTAACACTAGCTAAATATAATGAATAACGCATATTTGACTTATGTATAAGAAAGGAGATGTTCATCAAAGCTCTAATCTGACCATCTGCTTGAGATTACTACCTTTTTCAGATTGTGGTCATTCACGATTAACGTATAGTGACGTCACATTCATAAACTATTATTCTCTACTTCGCCCCGATATCTGGGGCATTTTTATTTTTCCCTCACAAAATAACGTTATGTGTAGAACTGTTGCTGTAGCGCCCCCACAATCCGGTTTAGCCATCGTATATTTACCTTTAACATATTGAAATTTTCAATAAAGATAACATTTCAACATCTGACTAATTATTGACAGATACATTTAATATATATAGAACTAGAAATGATACTAACTTAGGGGAATTCAAGTGTTCATTCAGAGTGACAAGCTAAAAATTGCCAAGATAATCACAATTGAAATCCATAAAAAACTAAAGGAAAATATTAAATTCCAAAATATTGCTCGCCCACCAAGCTTCAGTACATTTCCCTGCGCTTGCTGTGGAAATGCCTCATGGATACTACAAAATATTTTACAGCATTATTATGATATAGACTGTAACGTAGTGTCTTTTGAAATATTAACAAATGGGCTCACTAAATCTCATGCATGGGTTGAAATCGATACTTCCACAATTATAGATATTACTTACGGACAATTTGATAAAAATATTCCGATTTATTACGGAAGTGGAGAATCAATACATTATGAATATAAAAATGAAGGAGAAAACGTAAATTTAACCCCTCCACAATGGTTAGAACCTGTCGCAAAAGAAATTCAGAGCTCAATTAAACATTGTGTTTGTATATAGTCCTGCAGCCCCTTAATCATCTGCTCTGACTCTGCAATTCGCTCTCTGAGTAGCCAATAATTTCGGATAGCGGAGTCAGTAGGTCTGGCGGTGATTGCATCATCCAAGCCGGAGGCGGTAGTGCCCTCGGCTTTTTGGCAGCTGGCTTTGATGTACACCCGCTCAGGATTGCGCTCAGCAGCAATACGCAGCTTATCAATCTCACTTTTTGCATTGGCTAATTCCTGAGTATGTTTTGTATCGAGTTGATGAAGGGATTGGACGCGTTCTTGGTAATCTTCATTGATTTTAACTTGCTCTGTCAGCTCAACAAGTAGTTCGTCATTCTTGGTATTTAGCTCACCTATCCTTTCGTGTTGTTTCCACATTCCCCATATGGCTACCCATGCTGCGATAAATAACGCGACTCTAACTATATTCATAGCGATTACCATAGAGAAGATTAAAAATTAACTTGCTGACCTTTATAGTGATCGATAGCTTTCTGGCAGCGTTTTTCTAAACTGGCCTTATCAATACCACATGTGTTGTCTGTCAAACGATAAGCACCAAAAGCAATCATTGATATCGCAAGTAGCATAAAGAAAATGACAGCCACTACAGGTTTCCATGGCATATGGCCGCCTCCGCCTCTCTGCGATTAACTAGCCCACGCCATACCTTACCACCAGCGTAAACCCATTTTTTAAGTTCATCACAAGCACCGTATTGATCGCCTGCGTTTAACTTTTTAAGCATTGTCGACTTAGCAAATGCACCAGTCCCAACGTTGAAAGCAAATGAATAAAGGGCGGCTTTTGTATGTTCATCAACAGGAACTTTAACCAGGCGATCTACTTGTAATTTAGTCCTCATAAAATCCAACTCTAGTAACTCATTACATTCTTCTTTTGAATAAACTTTATTAGGAATGATGTCTTTTCCTGTATGACCGTAACAAACCGTTAATACACCACCCACATCTTCATAAGGCTCATACCTAACACCTTCAAAATGCGCAATCACTGTTAAAGCGATAGCCGTAGCCCCTGCGCTAACAAGCACAGTTAGTTTTTGTTTGAGTGACATTAGATATCCTTTGGCGCTTTCGCCATCAGACTGGCGACAACTTTAGCTTTTGCTGAGGGGTTTTGAGGGTCGGTTTTATGAACCAGTTCTTCGAATAAACGCGTTCGCTTTCGTTGCTCCCGTCTATTCATAAAAAAAGTAGCGAGACCAAGAATGATGCTGAACGCCATCCCAATAATAAAGCCCCACTCATAAAGTGATAAGCTTGCAAAAAATGCTGTTAGCCCAGCACTGCCGTAGGCTGCGTTGCTATATTTATCCATACGCATGATTTCACCCCCTACGGAGTGCCCGAGTTAAATGAAAAGAAATTAATTTTTAGTGTTACTTTCTGCCCTTATACAAGACGTCAATAGGCATCTAAGGTTGAAAATATAAATATTTCTTATATATTGAAAGATTCATATAACAAATAGAGGAATAAACTTATGAAATCTAGAGAATTAAAAACTATTCATGACCTAATCGTTACAAACTATAAAGTAGTTCCGGTCACAGCTACTAATTTTCGCCACTCTTTCACTCCATTAACAACAGAAACTGAGTATGTTTATTACGGAAATTCTGAACCAATCCTCAAGAATGGTGATCGATGTAATATTGGTTTTTATGTAAATGAGGATAATGAAAAGGTACTCGATATTTCCGCACTTTCAAAAGTGGAAAATACAGATAAAAATATGAGTTTTTTATATGCAACACACTTGTCAAAACAAAAACATGATGAAAATAAATCTAAAAATGATAACAGGGTTACTCCTCATCTAGTAAAGGATAAATATTATTGGGGTAAAAAATATGCATGGAGAGAATTTGGATTATTTATTTCTCAGGATGCATTTCATAATTACATGGATAACATTCAACATGTTAAAATTGAATGTACAACTATTGCAGATGGTTATCCCCAAGGACAAAATTCTTTTGCATATTTAGAAGAAGGTATTGCTCATGCAATGGAAGAGTTAGTCAATTCCGCTGAAATAGTAAAAAATGGCCCCTACTTTAAATCGCCTTTATATATGGAAGGTAAAAAGAAATTCCAGATAAGAGGAACTCAAGCCATTACGGATAAAAAATAGAAAGTTAAAACAAAAAACCCAGCGCATTGGCTGGGTTAGTTGGTGAAGTTACTAAAATGGCAACTTACCTTGAAATAGTGGCTCATTGGCTCAAGGAAGTCAACACGTTCTTACTATTATTTTTCTTTTTCCACTCATTATCGCGTATTTTAAATGCATTATAGAGATGTGGATAAATTAAATACTCTGCAGAACTGATGATTTCTTTTACCTCACGGCGGCATGTAGCCATCGAGGGCTTTCGATATTCAAGCGTGCGATTTCTGCGAACCATTTGCCGTGGCTGTGCAATACCATAATAATAACGAGCAATGGCACGATCTGAACTCACAAAGGCATAGCGTAATAACAATAACGTAAATGCGACTCGGTCTATATGATAAATTTTATCAACTACCTTGGTTATTAGCATTCCATCGTCGTCATTACACATCTCCCTTTCTGGATAATCACGCTTTTCAACAGTTGCCATAAATTCAGCGATGATACTGCTTTGGCGTTTCTCTAATCTACCACTGTAAACCCAAGCACCAAACTTGGATAACCAACCTTGTAACCAGGCTTCTTGCTCTGCATCAAGTACAAGTCCATCAGAAATATTTTTTATACTCGACATGCGCGCAGCTCCATGACTTCTCTTTTGGTTTGCTCAAGTAGTTCACTCTCGGTACCATGAATTTCTTGCCATGTTTTTGGCGCTGCATGAAAACCAGTATCATAGCTAGGTCTGTGATGAGGAGGGCATAACGGTAAAACGTCTTTATGGCTTGCTCGCTGCGCCATTCCCTGCCCCGTTCTTACATGATGAATTTCCGCGAGACTTGCTCCATACCCCATATTACGGCAACAAATACAGCCAAGTTCGGCTACATCCGATAGCCACTGTCTCTCTTCTTTGGTCTTTGATTTTTTGGTCATTGGTCTTGCCTCTAGGTAAAATCTAATAACTGAGCCGCCGCATTTTCAGCTGCTTCTTGTGTAGGGAATTTACGGAATAAAATGAAGTTCCAAAGCACATCGAGAGTGGCTTTGTAGAGTTCGCCAAAGGCTAGGTCATCCATTTTGGCAAAACTGATTGATTTAGCGACACGACGTAGGCTGCCATCCGGCATTTCAAAGGTTTCATAGTGACCAGACTGCTCTACAACCCAATAACGAAAAGCATCAAAGGATTTGGTCGCTGATATATTGTGAGCGCGTTTCTGTGCTATTTCATCGAGGTAAACATCTGCAGCTGACTGGAGGGCATCGTCGTTATCGGTGTAGTAAGCGAGGAATTTAACGTAACCACGTACCAACTCCTTTTCTTCAGGCGAAATAGTACCGCCGGTTGGTTCCCAGTATTCATATCCGAGGTTAAGCAATGCGAAGTATTTACGGTGGAATCGTGGGTTTCGTGCTTTCTTAAAATCAGCATAAAGCACATCACCACATTTGATTTTTGAATGCAGAAAAACTCTCGCAGCGGGATTAGCCGGTACAAGAGTGTCGTTAGACATTTTGATAAAGCCATGCTGTGCCATACGTTTCTCTCAGTAGACACAGCAAGTGTTAAGATTGGGTGTTCAGACCAATAATGTAACTATTATATATTAAATATAATCATATCACAATTTCATGTTTAGCTTACAATAGTCTATTATATCTTTATATTGTTTATTATATGCTGAAACAAACACCATCCACTTATTTATAAAATCCATTAATTCATTTTTATCTAAATTAGCTTTCATCATGGTTTCTAAGGCGATAATAAATGAGTTATTATATGTTAATGTACTGATTTTTAGTAAAACTAACTTTTCAACTAATATGCTGTCTACTCTCGCAGTATCAAGTAAATATTTATCTATTACATCTAAAGATTGTTTTGAAAACAAGAAAGCAATCTCTTCATTATCACTTACAGCGTACTTTAAAAATGATTCGCTCCCCTTGTTATTATATAAATAGTATTTTACTTTATTACTTCCAATAAAAGTACAAAAATCGAAAATAGGCTGAAAAACAATAAAATTGCCATTAGCCTCACTATAAATCAAATAATTCAAAGCTTTCTTCTCCGCTCTTGTTATTGTATTTTCTTTTTCAAAATCGTCTCTTTTTTGGCGTTCATAAATCTCGATCGAGGTAACAACTGATTTTGTCGTTGCATCTAATGAATCATTTGCAATCTGTACAGATTTTTTGGTGTACTCTAAAGATTTTTTTGTATATCGGATTGTAATAAAGCTAACAACTGTAGTAAATAACAGTGATAAAATTGCAATGGCAATACCCCAATCAAACTTACTCATCCAATTAACATCCATAATCACCTCAGCCTAATTATGATTTAGCCAGACCAGTATTAATAGTCACACTTTTAAATTTAGATTCCATCTGCTCATATGACTCATTAACTTCAACGTTATTATCCTTTAAAGCAAAAAATAAAGTTCCAATAGCAGAGCATGCCATGAAATATAAAAAAGATAATGCGCTGTTTCTATGTTCATCAAGTGAGTTTTGATCTGTTGGTATTGAACCAATATTATAGGTTCCTAAATGAAATAATGCCCCGTAAAGGGTACCATGTAAAGCTTCTGACGCGTCACCATATATCATAAGAACATGTAATAGTAGATTCTTCCCTGACTTTTCATCAAGAAAAATAGCTCTTTTATCTATATTTAAACTTGTCCATCGAGGTATTTCCTTTCCATTTTTACTAGTAAACTTATCAACGGCTTTTTTATAATCTTCTGGTAATTCATAATAACCATTAGCAAACTCCACGCTAACTTTCTTAACGCCATCTAGTTCTATACTTCTAGACAAGCTTCGGGCTGCTTTATTTTTAGTATAATCAACATATGATTCATACTCTTCATTTGAGGCATAAAGCAAATAACAATAATTGATTACTCTTTCCAAGAGAGCCCTCGATATTATATAGCATTGATTTAACCTGGAGTGTTTTGTTAGAATATCTAACGAAATAATATCTTCTATAATAGATGCATACAATGGATATAACTTAACGACCCTATAGTTATTACTATTTCTAACAACTTCTAAATTTTCAATCAAATGATTTAAATGGCTATTTAAACATCCTCTCCATAAAATCATTCCTTCTTCTGACTCTATATCTTTAATATTCATTATTTCTGTTCCATTTCAAATTTATACTCCATGCTTTTATCTATGTGTTTGTATTCCCGCATTATTATACGATGCCCATTTGAACATAAAGTTGCTTTCAAAATACCATTTGACATACTCATCATTACCTGTACTGCTATTTAAAAGTAAATTAAGGTCAATATAATCTTCATTTATTTCCGATATAAATATAACAAAATCAATATTTTCAAATTTACCAGTTTTAAGGTGAAATAATATTTCAGTACTAAGGTGGTTTGAATCATAAGATATGACTTTGTCATTCAGTAATACTAACCCCCCTATCGTTTTTGGTATAGATAGAATTTTTTTTGTAATTCCTAATTGTTCGTTCGCTTTTTTTAATATATTTTCTTTAATATTTCTATACGCAAAATCTAATATTTTTTGTCTAAACTGAACAGAATTAGGATGTTTTTCAATTAACTCCTTTAAAGGAACTTCACCATACCAATTATTTTTCAACCACAAATCTGTTTTTGTTAAATCATTAAGCTTTTCATTAACAATTTGGCTTCTATCGCTAAATAATGTCTTCATTTCTAAAATAATTTTATCCTTTTTGAGAAGAAAATCAGCCATTTGATATTGTCTGCCATCTCCTTTTTCAAAACTTTCTTTCATATCATCTAAACATATGCTCCCCAGACTTGTTGATATGAAATGTTTAAATTTTTCTTCCAATTTACTAAAATTTTTTTTCATTAATATTATCTTTCATCTATTTTATGACTATAAACATTATAGCTAAAAGATAAGCTATATCTATTAATCAACGAATAACTCAAAACGCTTGCGTCCCTTTCTTTGAATACCCTCTCCCTTTGTCTTGCCCCTTAAACGACAGCCTTTCAGCCTCATTTTGGCTAATGTTTTTGATGTACGAATCCACCAGCTGCCCATAAGCCGTTCCGGTATTTCCATCACGATTCAAACGAAGAATAATTTCCATCAACGATTTATCTGCATTGTTGTTATAAACCGCATCACGGTATAAGCCTATCCAAACATCACAATCTTGCTCAATTTGTCCTGTATCTCGGCTATCTGCAGGTGTCGGTCGTTTATCTGCTCGTTCTTCCAGTTTACGGTTAAGCTGGGTTAGTAATAGGACCACACAATCCATTTCCTTGGCTAAGTTCTTTAAACCCGTTGTAATGTCACCGTAGGCAATATCGCGGCGTTCTGCTGGGGCAGCTTTGATTAATGTCAGGTAATCCACAGCAATGAGCCCAATTTTCCCTTTAACTCTTTTTACCTTTCGACACTCAGCAATAATATGGTGCAAATCAACACCAGGAGTGCTGTCGATGTACATATTCGACTCTGCGATTTCTTCAGCTCTGGCTAATGCTCGAGCCATTTCTATATCATCATGCGCACCGGTATAGAATATATCTGCTGAGACTCCCCCCTCTTGAGCAATCATGCGCTCAATGATCCCCCTGTCCGTCATTTCCAAACTAAACAACAATGTAGGTAACCGATGGTTTAGGGCAAAATGTGTGGCTACGCGGTTGTAGAAAGCTGTTTTTCCCATTTTAGGCCTAGCACCCACAACGATTAAAGATCCTCTTAGCGCTTGCTTGGGAGCCATTAAGTCATCAAGTGATTCGATACCTAAAGTAAAACCAGCGGCATTCGTCGGATCATCAAAACGCCTTTCAACTTCTTCAATCCAGTCCCCTACTACATCACGAGCAGGTCTAAGCCCTTTACTTTTTCCAGTTTTCGCATGTTCGATAATACTTGAAACAACTTGCTGTACATTAGCGAGTTTATTACTCACTTCAAGCCCATCATTGGCCATCAACATTTCAACGCAATTATTGAGATTATTAATCGCATAACGCTGTATGGCCTTATCACGAATGATCCTTGCATAATTCACTATGTTTGCTGCTGTTGGTAACATGCAAAGCTCAGCGACATAGGCGAATCCACCAACATTGTCTAAATCACCATTAGCTGTTAGCGCATCGCTTACGGTAATTACATCAGTAGGCTGATTGGTTTTAATCAGTCGAACTATCTCTGCAAAAATCCGATTATGTGACCACTGATAGAATGATTCAGGTTTAATTAGCGAAATAACATGCTGACGCTTATCTTCGTCTGTGCTAATCATCAAACCGCCTAAAACCGCTTGTTCAGCTTCAAGATTACAGGGAGGAACAAAATAATTATTTGTCATTGGCTCGCTCCTCCTTGACCGCCACGTAGCAACGTTCAGTGATCAGGTAATCCAAGTTTTTGCGTCGCCATAAACCTCCACGACCGTTATCACGATCTTCAGTCATCCACCGACAATGATTCGCTATGTACGACAGATAATTTTCCCAACGTTCCTGGTTAAATTTAAATTTTAGCCAAAAGTTTTTCAGCATCCGTTTTCGTGCATCAGTCATCACTTTAACCGATGGCATATCAGGCAAGATGCTGTGATAAGCCTCAAGGATATGGCCATAATCTAATTTTATTTTTGATGAGGGTTTGGGTACGTCAGCACAGTCTGACGTACCATTAGTATTCTCTGTAGTATTCTCTGTTGTAATCTCTGTAGGATCGAACTGCGGATTTGTTTCACCGCCACCGTCGAATTTGTCTTGTGGCGGCTGTTCATTTTGTTGTTTCGCCAAATCCCCATTGTGACTTTCCCCGATTGCGCTTTGCGCATTTGGGATATTATCAATAGGTTGTGTCATAATTTGGTCAAGTTGGTCGCAATCTATACGGTAATATATTTTGTGTTCTAGACGTCTATCCGTTTCAATTAAAACCCCACGTTTCACAAGATGTTTTCTTGCGGTGAGTTGCTCACGATAGCTTAAGCCCGTTTCGGCCGTAATATCCTCAGAAGACTTATAGACCCCTAATTCAGAATCAGTTTTATCCTGCCAATAAAATATCTGGCTAAAAAATATCACCGCATTGACGCTACCAAAGCGTTTAACTAGACCAGGGTAGTAAGCCACAGGCCGCCCAAAATCGAGCAACAAATCTGATGGTCTCATTTCACACCCCCAGCGCTTTCGCGATATCACGGCAAGCGTTCTGGTACTGCTCAGGCGTCAGTTTCTTTAAAAGTAGCTTTTGTTTTTGTTGTTCGTATTGCTCTCCAATGTTGAGCGCTATCGCCCTTCTTCCCTCGAAAATGTCTTCGATTTGTTTTCTGTCTGCTGGCTTTCCATTCAATAAAAAACCATTGCAGTAGGTAATTAATTCAGTCGTTCTTAGCATTGGTCTTGCCTCTTGAATTAGTGCACGCTGGTCGGGCGTGATATTGCATTGAGTGCATTAACGGCATTATTTATTCGGTGTGACATGTCACGCCCCTCTAATAAAATTTCGGTCATAGCTTCTGCAAATCGCTGTATGGCCACTGATGCTAAATAGTTTTTTGTATCGCCACGTACTCGAGCTAACCTCGAAGCTGGCAACGCCATTTCAATCGCTGGCATCAGCTCTGCTAATTTTTTCATTGATGCGCTCGAGTCGCCTCGCAACCAACGAAATATCTGCTGTCGGTTATTGTTAATCGCTTTCCAATCCGCTTGTCCTCGTTCATCTTCAATCACATGCAAGCGGCTCTGTGATTTGTCTCGTGTGATCTGCAAATACGCACGACTTATCTCAATCGCTACGTGCTCTTGACCGTGTTCTGTAGCCCAACTCTCAATTTCGGAGCGGACAATATCGATATCAAAACTCATCTCTGCGTCTCCTGTCGCAAAATTGATTATGAATAATCAGTTTTTTAATCTGATAGCTGTAATACTGATGGCTCCTTGGGTAAGCCGTCGTAAGGGTTTGGGTAATCTATCGGGTTCAAGTCATGTGGGGTTACTAGCCAATTTGTTTTCGATGCCCACTCAATAGCTTTGCGTCCCTTTGGAATGTAATTTCCTGCAATGACTTGGCTAATGTAGCCCTGTGTCACGCCAACTGCCTGAGCAAACTCAGACTGGCTAATTTGCTGCTGCTTTAGGTAGATATTTAATTTCATTTGTTAGCTCCTTTTTAACTTAACAATGCAATATTAGCAATGCTAATTAAATAGATCAATAGCAACGCTATTGGAAAAATATTAGTAATACAAATAAACTAGACAGTATGAACAGAAAAATTTCCGAATCTGACAAGGTAGCAGCCCAGAATTTACGCAATATCTGGGAAAGCAAACGTGAATCTCTCGGCTTAACTCAAGAAAAAGCCGCGGAGGCACTTGGTTTTGCTACGCAAGGAGCGGTTAGCCAGTACCTAAATGGCCGTACCGCGTTAAATACAGATACCACATTAAAATTTGCTGCTTTACTTCGCGTTGATCCTGAAGATATCAACCCTGAATTAAAAATTTTACTCGACTACGTCAGGTCAACAAATCGAAATGTTGAGATAGCTCAACCGCAACATTCGGTTAGAAATGATCACAACACATTGAGATTAATGGATATATATGCGAAAGCAGGCCCGGGTGGTTTTATTAACAATGACTTCCCAGATACCATAAAATCTATCGAGTTCTCTTCCGAAAAAGTTTTTGAGTTATTTGGTCGTAAAAGTCTGAAAGGCATTGAGATGATTAATATCAGTGGTGACAGCATGTCCCCTGCAATTAATCCTAGAGATGTTGTCTTTGTTGATACGCATAGCGACTTCTTTGATGGGGATGGCGTCTATGTGTTTAGTTTTGAAAATTCCCTGTTCATTAAACGACTACAACGCGTTAAAGGCAGAAAACTCGCGGTCAAATCAGATAATCCCGCCTATGAAACCTTTTATATCGAAGAGTCTGAGATGCATGACTTGCGTGTGATAGGTAAAGTTATAAAATCTCTTCCAATAAAAATGGTTGATTTTGCTTAACTAAAACAAACAGTTAAATACCGCCGCTAATATTAGCGGCTTTTTTTCGCTTAAAATAATTAGCAATGCTATTGATAATTAAAAATAGCGCTGCTAATATTCATTTCATTAATACAAACACAGCAAGTGTTTAGATAAGTGTTCAGACTTAAAAATTAGCCCACACCAGGGAAACAGTTAGACCAAAGCTTGAGGCAAGACCAGACAACTCGGAAAGACGAGTATTGATTTACAGACGTAAAAAAACCCACCGAAGTGGGTTCCTTTACCTCGGGTCGCCGACCAAAGCTAACCGAGAGTTCTACTAGCGCGACCAAACGCTAGAAGAGGCAAGACCAATGATAAATCACTGATCACTGTTATTTTAAAGGAGCTGCTATGAAAGCACAACCTAAAACCCTAAGTGTCACCTTATACATTCATGCTCAGAAACAATTTGACGGCTCATACAAATACCGCCCTTATCCATTTAAATATGATATTGAATCTGGTTTAGGCTTTGTCATTGCTGAGCATACTATCGACATTCCCTTTACTGCTCCGTCAAATACTGAGCTAGTTCAATTAGAGATTGACTCACTCAAAGCCGAGCAAAGCAAAATTCTTGCTGATGCTCAGGTGAAATCAAGCCTACTGGAAGACCAGATCCAGATGCTGCTCTGTTTGGAAGGCAAACCCATTTCTAAAACTGACGAACAAATCCCTTATTAAGAGGCAAGACCAATGACAACTTTTATCTGTGTATTTGAGCCAACGACCGAGGCTCGAACTAACGGAGCGGTACCACTAACTATCGCTCTCGATGCTGCAAATGCAAAACTAGCTGCCGCAACAGCCATGGTTAAGTTATCAGAAGTGTATCCAGACGCTATGGATAACTTCAACACTGACGAACCTATCGTTTGTGAAGATGCCATGGGCTCACCTCGCCCACCGGTTGGCCAATTTGATGAAACATTTGCAATAGAAAATGAATTCGACGGTACTTGCTGGAAGCCAGCAAAATTAGAAGAGTTTAGCAAAATAAATACGACTATTCGTATCGCTGCAATCTTGTTGTTTGGTAAAACCCAGTTTACTCGCACTGATGTAAGTAAAGCCATTAGCTTTATGAATGAAAGTTCAGAGCAACCAAAAATCCGTAATATCGCTCAAGGCTTGGGAAGAATAAAAGCTCTCGATTCTATGGATGCTGAACAAACATCTGAAATTGCCCATGCTGTTTTTGAATATGCTGATGATAATGTTTCCGTCATCGATGCAATTGGGTTAGGTAACAGTTGGTTAGTTGAAGATCCTAAACCTGAAGATGTTACTTCTAAAGCAGCAATTGAAGAAGAACCTGTACTTAAACGTGACTACGCCACGATTGATATGGAGGTTGCCCTTGCATTAATTGGTGATGTTGATTTTGACGCTATCCGTAGTGCTGATATCCGTAAAGCTAAAGAATTAATAGCAACCGAAGATAAAGTATGGAAACGTTTATCAATGGACTTGCGCACACTCCCTAGCGCTCTAGATATACCGCGCGAAAACATCTTTGCATTAGTAACTGAGGCACGAGAGAAGCCTGAATTATTTGACGATGCTAATGCCCGTAAAGCGTTCATCGATTCCAAACTTGGTACCGAAACCACGAAAGTAACGGCTCTAGGTAATGGGCGCTTCTCAGTTGATAACTTAGGTACCAAACCGGCTAATGATGGGGCGCCTGAAGAAACCATCAGGCAAGATAAACCAAAACGTACAAGTAAGAAAAAGGACACGCCGGCTAAAGCAACAAAAGAACCTGAACCCGTTGTTATTGAAAGCAACGATGTGCAGGCAGTTACTAAACCAATTCCTACTGCTACTTCTGAGCAAGATGATTTTGAACATCGTGCAGCCGTTATCGATGAAGTGCTCGAAGGCAATAACGACCACCTAAGCATTTGGAAGCGCGTACAGCGCACTGACGCACGATTTACAAAGCCTTTAGAGGGGATGGGATTTACTGGTACCAGCATTAACAGCACTTACATGTTTATGCGCGCAACTGAAATCTTTGGCCCTATTGGTGAAGGCTGGGGATATGAAGTTATCGAAGAGAAGTTCATTGATGGAAAGCCACTCCTAGAACCTGTCCTCGATGAACGTAATAAGCAAGTGGCCACTAAATTTTTACGTGATGCTGATGGCTCATTATTTTGTGAACAGAACCATTCGCTCAAGATCAAGTTCTGGTACACCATCGAATGTGAAACACGCGGTGAGTTTGAAAGTTATGGCGCCACGCCTTATCGCTACCAAACGAACTACGGAATTAAAGTCGATGGTGAGGCAATTAAAAAATCACTCACTGATGCAATTAAAAAAGCCTTATCAATGCTTGGATTTAGTTCTGATGTGTTTATGGGCATGCACGATAATCCTGAATATGTAGCAAGCAACAAGCTCGAGTACGAAATCAAAGCGGCGACGGATAACGCTGAAGATGTAACGCGTATTCGTAAAGAGTTAGATGAAAAGCTTACTCGACACACTGAGACCATGCGTAGCGCCGTCACTGCAAATGAATTGCGGGGTATTACGTCAAACCTAACTCGTGAAATTTCAACGCATGCCAAATTGGCCAAACAACGTGGCGATAGTGAATATGAAAAATATTTAAACGGTCGTTTGCGCCGGTTAAATGAAATTGAAAAAGAGTGTTTAGACCAACTTAACCAGAAAGAAGAGGCAATTTAATGACCAAGACAACTGCTATTGCAATGGCTGCTGACTACAGCAAATTACAACAACTCGTCGAAACCGGCGAGTTTACTGCCGAAGATATCGCCGATACGTTGGTTGGTATCGAAGGTGAACTAGGCGATAAGCTCGATGCAATTATGCTTCACGCACGTAATCTAGAAGGGCAAGCTAAAACGCTGGATGAAGAATCAAAACGTTTGGCTGATCGTAAAAAATCATTCGAGAATCAGGTTAAGAACCTCAAAAAATACGCGCTGGATTGCCTGTTAACGTCTGGCATGGATAAGCTAAAAACAACTAAGAATACTTTCACGGCTCGCGCCGGTGTTGTTCGAGTCATCATTGATAATGAAGCGGCTCTTCCTGATGCTCTCGTTGATGTTCAAACCATTACGGCGCCCGACAAAAAAGCCATTAAAGAGGCGATCGAAAACGGCGTCGACGTTCCTGGTGCTCACTTAGAAGTCGGTGATCGTTCATTAATGGTTCGTTAATACCTAAAGCGCCCAGTAATGGGCGCATTATCAGGAGATACATTATGGCCATGAAATTAGAAGTTATCATCACCCATGATGAAGTAAGCAATAAATGCAGCGTAGAGTGGTCTACAGATACAACTGAGCATGTGACAACTCAAGAAGAACATACTCTATCAATGGTAAAAAAAGCGGTTTTACTGCAACTAGGCTACCCTGTCACTAGACCTATTATTCACTAGCGTGACATGTCACGAAAGAGGCAAGACCAATGCTAAGACACGAACATCAAAAAGACCAAGAAGTAAAAATCACCCTTCCCGATGGATCGTACGGTTTTATTTCAACTGACCGCCGTTGCAAAGTCTCCTATGACCTACCGGCAAATATCAAAATTGAAATACAACCAACAATATCGAAACATCAAGGTGGGAAATAATGTTTGGTTTATTTTTACTCGTATGTAGCGCAATAAATTGTCAGTTTGAGCCATATGGCTATATCTACCCTGATGAAATTAATTGTTTAATCGATAGAGAAATTGCAGCCGGCAAAGGGAAAATCGCAGAGTGTTACCCGGTTGACTCGGTTATACCAGTTAAAAATTGATTAAGCTTAATCAGATTTGTTCTTTAGTAATAATTAACATGGCGGATTATTCAATAATGAGTAGCCGCCATGAAACAACCACAACTAACCCCTTGGGTGCCCGAGGAACAATTATTAACTGAATTCGATATTAAATTAGGCAAGTTAGCTGCAAGTGTAAAAAATCGACCATGCACTGAAGCTGAAATAAAACATGCTTGTGATACTGCAGATAAGATCATTTTATTAATGATGAGGCAAGACCAGAATGAGAAAAAATATCACAGGAGGCTATGATGTCTCGAATGATTAAGCTAGAAGCATGGGCGCAATTAGAATTTGGTGATAGTGCCCCCACCCAACAAGTCTTAATTAAATACGCCAAAGCCAACATGATGATCCCCCCTGCTTTAAAGGTTGGCAAACGTTGGATGATTGACCGTGACTCAAGGTACGTAGGTTTAGTTTCTAAACCCCAATTACCGACACAGGCAAATGAAAAATTATTGAGGATTTTATCAGATGGCAGCAAGACCACGTTCTCATAAAATCACCATTCCAAATCTCTACCGAAAGTTAGATAAACGAAATGGAAAAACATACTGGCAATATAAACACCCACTAACAGGCACATTCCATAGCCTTGGCACAGATGCCGAAGAAGCTGTGCAAGTTGCATCTCAAGCTAATACCATTATTGCAGAGCAGCAAACAAAGCAAATTTTAAGCATTAATGACCGCCTTTCAGGTATTAAAAATAAAAAGCTTGGGATCAGTGTAACTAATTGGATAGATAAATATCTAGAAGTGCAAAAAGATAGACTTGATGCTCAAGAACTTAAATTTAACTCATATAAACAAAAAATTAAGCCATTAAACTTATTTAGGCAGCATTGTGGAACCCTATCTCTTAAAGACATTACTGCATTAGAGATATCAAGAATTATCGATGAAGTTAAAATACTTGGGCACGATAGAATGGCTCAAGTAGTACGTATGGTTCTAATCGATGTATTTAAAGAAGCCCAACATTTTGGTCATGTACCTCCTGGTTATAATCCAGCTCTAGCGACTAAACAACCTAGAAATAGAATTAAAAGGGAGCGACTAACTTTTGATGAGTGGAAAATCATTTATGCACAAGCAGAAAATCACCCACCTTATTTGCAATGTGGAATGCTTCTAGCAATTGTAACCGGTCAGCGGATTGGTGATATCGTGAAAATGAAATTCTCGGATATTTGGGATGATATGTTACATATTGAACAAGAGAAAACTGGATCTAAATTAGCTATCCCTCTGTCAATTAAGTGTGATGCTATTGATATGACACTTAAACAAGTTATTTCAAAATGCCGAGATGCTGTTCTTAGCCAATATCTCGTACATTATCGCCATACTACCTCTCAAGCTCAACGGGGCGAGCAAGTTACAGCAAACACATTAACGACAACTTTTAAAAAAGCTAGGGATAAATGCGGGCTAACATGGGCTGAAAAGTCGGCACCTTCATTTCATGAACAGCGTTCTCTATCTGAAAGACTCTATCGAGAGCAAGGGATCAACACCCAGAAACTCCTTGGTCATAAGTCACAGAAAATGACCGACAAATATAATGATGACCGAGGTAAAGAATGGCAAATTATTGCGATTTAAATAGCCTATTTTTTGAACCGTTTTGGGGAAGAGTTTTGGTGGGGTTTTGGGGAAGATTATAATTGAACAAAAAACAAACGGGAACCATTAGGCTCCCGTTATTAATCACACTACGTAATAAATTACATGTGTTTAATGATTGCGTCGCCGAATTCGCTACATTTCAGTAATTTAGCGCCTTCTAATTGACGTTCGAAATCGTAAGTTACAGTCTTAGCCGCGATTGCGCCTTCCATACCCTTAACGATTAAGTCTGCCGCTTCAACCCAACCCATATGGCGCAGCACCACAATCAGATAAAAAAAATAACACATTGATTTATATAAGTATATTGATTATAAACATCCTTATTATACCTGTAATTATCTGTTTAAAAATTGCTTAAAGATCAATGCATAACAAATAGTTTTGCAGAAAGTTTTTTTTGCAGAAGGCTACATTAAATACACTTATGTTTATTGGTTTAACTCCCCAAGATCCAGAGATTAAAATCGGTCAGTGGCAGTCAGTTATCTGATGAAACATAAATTCAATAGTTATTTTTTATCTCCTGACTTCCCCATGGATTTAATTAGCGATAGGATTATTTTCTCTTGTGGTAGAGTTGGTGTTTTTTCGAAATTAATGCTGTTTTTTCGAAGATTTCTTAAGATATGGGAAAAATCACCTGCATGTCCTTTGCTTAATGCATATGCAAGTTTTTGATTTTCAAAATCAGCACCTAATTGCATGTAATACCGTATAAAAACCAATACCGCCTTCATTACAAAGCCTATAAATATTATCAAAGATAAATTTAAAAGGACCGTTGCAATTGAATCTGCAATTTTCTCACTTTCGCTTTTTTTAGACTGTAGTTGCCTGATTTTTTCTGTTAATACATTCCAAGCCTCTCCATTATTTCCCAAGTCATTCATTATGAAACTTCCATTTTCTGAGCTATTACTACCTGATTTTATAGACCCATCATTTCCGACATAAACACCAGCTCTCGTTTCATTACCTTTCCCTGTTTTAAAAATGACAATGTCACCCGATACCAGTGAATTTCTTTTAGGTGTTGTCATTGTTTCTGAAATCCAACTACGTTGCGAGTCCTTACCATTGATAATTAAAATTGCAACAGCCACAGCTGCGCATACAAGAACCCCTATTAAAATAATATTTGTCCACCTTACAAAGGTTGCTCTCTTATCAAGCAATCTTGCTATTTCTTCATCCCATACAGAGTCTTTTTTTTCTGTATCAGTGTCACTATTCATTTAATATCCTTTTGATTTATATGAATTGTTTATGAGCTCTATCAATATCGGTAATTTTATTAGAATAACACTATGGTATATTTTTAAGCATACTAATGATATGCATTTTATTCATGCGCTTAATAATAACTTAACTTATTGATTCATAATTATTTAAATGGCATTAACCCTTGGTTTTATGTCATTTTCAACTATCATTTAACCTCTTGATTTGACGATATTCTTTAAATGGTTTTGGGGAAGTCATTTTCTTAGCCATAAGATAAATTTCACCTTATTTCTTGACCTCTACTAATATTTTACTGTATATAATCACAGTTATTATTTAACTGTTTTTATATACAGTGTTTTATGTAAGGAGGATGTGAGATGGTTACAATTAAAGTTCGCTTCGCTGCAAGTATGAAAGGCAAGTTACCCATGGGGACTTTCGACGCATTGAGAAATGAGATCACAAAAAGATTGAGCTCTAAATACCCCGATTTAAACATCGATATCAACTGGGGATCTCAAGCGAATGTGTCTATTGATGGTCTTGGAAAGAACGAAAAGAAAACCTACATTGAAGAAACGCTGGAAGAAATCTGGAATGATGGAGACTGGATGCCTGAAATGAAAGAAACT